TCTGTTGATAGAGCTTTAGTTGGAGAATGGCCATCAGAGCTTGTTTACCGATATCTGAATGGAGGAGTTGTATCTTTTACCAGTAGCTTTAATCCAGGCTTATGGCAAATGGAATCTAATTACGGTAATGTGCAGAGTGTGTATAGACAAGGTGCATCACCACAAATGTCCGAGAGAGATTTTCTTGGTGCATCATGGCATTTTACATCTAGCCTATCTTCAAGCATACTAATCAAACCAAACGTAGTACAAGAGTATAATCACGCTTACAATTTTGAAAATAGTCCATTTGCTTTTAGTCTAGTTGTTAATCCTAGTCAGATGCCACAACATCCATCTGGATCAATGATTATAGCAAAGCAAGGTCCTATTGAAGAGTTGCGTACTGATGAGGATGGTAACATATTTACACAACCAATTCCTAACCGATCACCATATAGATTATACATCACATCAGGAAGTAACAAGGTTGCGTTTGAAAAGGATACTGGATCAGAATTGTTTTACCTGACCAGTTCAGCAACAATTGAGCAAGATAAGCTATATCACATTGCAGTAAGCAAAACTGGATCGTTAGTGACGCTGTATGTTAATAGTGCTACAAGTTGTTCAGTAAACTCAGGATCTTATACCTTCTTAGATAAAGAAGCATCAAACTTATCAAACGTATATATTGGGAACTCCTACCAAGGTGATAGAGGTTTTAATGGTATTATTGATAATATCAAACTATACAGAGAATCCTTAAACACAACGGAGGTAGATGTACTATTCCACACAGTCGGAGTGGGTAACTTATTTATGGGTAATGTTTTTTACAATCATGGTATGATGGTATTAGGAGCTATTCCAAGTAAGTTTGGTACAGTGACTAGTGTAGATTGTAGAGGTACGCATACTATATGGGAGACTGAGATTTCATGCACAGTTGGACCAGGTGAGTTTGGAATGAGTTGCAACCCAACATTGCAGTATTACAATGCATCACATAATCAATATGAATATAAACCATTCGTAACCGGTTCAAGTTTCAAACCTTTTGTTACTTCAATAGGTTTGTATGACGACTATGGAAGAATGCTAGCAGTCGCAAAATTAAATACACCAATACAAACACCAGACAACGTAGATACAACATTTGTTATTAGGTTGGATCGGTAATTAAAATAAGTTATGGCAAGAAAGCGTTACACTAAAACACAAGCCGCAAAGGTTAAGGGATACCGCAGTGGTCTTGAGGTTGATTTAGATGAATCACTCAAGCAAAGAGGTATTGATGGTGAATACGAGCAGCATAAGATAAAATATATCAAGCCTGCCACAAATCACACATACACTCCAGACTTCAAACTACCTAACGGAATTTTTATAGAAACTAAAGGTAGATTCGTTGCAGAAGACAGAAAAAAGCATATATTAATAAAGGGTCAGTATCCTGAGTTAGATATCCGATTTGTATTCCAAAATTCAAAAAACAAACTCCGCAAAGGCTCAAAAACGACATACGCTGATTGGTGTGTGAAGTATGGGTTCAAATTCGCTGATAAAGAAATTCCAACAGACTGGTTCAATTAATTTTGCTTATTGAAATAAAAGTCGTATAGTTGGAGTATGAGTGTCAATCTACTGCAAGCAAAACATCTGTTAGACGATCATTTAGGATCGAGTGTGCAGCATAGAAAGGATGGAGAGATAAGTTATCACTGCCCATTCTGCAATCACTATAAGCCAAAATTACAAGTTAATCTCAATACACAGAAGTGGCATTGTTGGGTATGTGATAGTAAAGGTCAAACGCTTATCTCTTTGTTAAAGAAGAGTAATGCACCTACACAAACTTACAAGAAGATTCGTGAGCTGTATGGTGATTCTAGACCAAATAGCAAGACAGACTTTGCAAGAGAGATTGTTGGCTTACCAGAGCATTACAAACCACTCTACATAACACAAAACACTCCCGACTACAAAAACGCTTTACACTACGCTTTGAGTGTGAGAAAGCTAACCCCACTAGACATTTTAAGGTATCAGGTGGGTTATTGTGAGGAAGGACCTTATGCAGGAATGCTGATTGTTCCTAGTTACAATGAGGCTGGCTTACTCAACTATTACGTTGGACGTAGTTATTACAACACAACTATATCGCATAAGAATCCACCCGTATCTAAGGATGTGATTGGGCTTGAAAATCAGATTAACTGGAAAGAGCCAATAATCATCGTAGAGGGTGTGTATGATGCAATCGCAACAAAGAGAAATGCAATACCACTGTTTGGTAAGAAGATACTTAGTAGCTTGCGTACAAAGATACTAACAGAGAAAGTTCAGAAGATTTACCTAGCTCTAGATAAGGATGCTTTCAAAGATTCTATCAAGGAGGTTGAGTACTTTCTCAACAACGGTATTGAGGTTTATGTGATACAAGTACCAGGAAAAGATCCTGGTGACGTTGGTTATGAGGTGATGGTAGATTCAATAAATAAGGCAAAAAAAGTCGACTTCTTTGACTTGATAACGTATAAAATGATGCTATGATAAATAAGATAAAGTGTAAGATGGAAAGTGTGGAGAAGATTCTTCACATCGCAGATATACACCTACGCAACTGGAAACGCCATAAGGAGTTCAAAGAGGTGTTTAAGAAGCTTTTTGTGGCAGTTGATGCATTACCTGCTAACTCTATTGTGACTGTTGGAGGAGACATTGTGCATGCCAAGACTGATATGAGTCCGGAGCTAATCAATATGGTATCGTACTTATTCAACGAGTTAGCTGATCGTAGACCAACAATTGTGATAACCGGGAATCACGACACTAATTTGAATAACAACAACCGACTAGATGCTCTTACTCCAATCATCGAAGCTAACAACCATCCTAACCTATTTTATTTACGTAACTCTGGTTTGTATGAGATAGGAGATGTTGCTATCAGTGTAATGTCGTTGCTAGATGAAAAAGAGGATTACGTTACTTTTGACAAGATTCCAGGCAATAAAGAATACAAACACACGATTGCAATGTACCACGGTACTATTGCTAATAGTAGTGTTGATAGTGGCTTAGTATTGTCTCATGGATTGGATTGGGACACTTTTGCTGGTTATGATTTGGTTTTGTTGGGAGACATACATAAACGTCAAATTCTATCAAAATCAGAGCCTATCATATTCTATCCAGGATCTTTAGTACAACAGAACTTTGGAGAGTCTTTTGAAGGACATGGTTACGCTTTAGTTGATCTGACGACTAAGGGTGACATTGGATATGAGTTCTTTGATATTCCTAATGACTACGGTTACTATACGTTAGATGTTGAGGATGGAGTGCTACCAGACAATCTACCAATCACATCAAAGACTAATGTCAGACTTCGTACAAAGAACACATCACCAGCAGAGCTAAAACGTATACTAGCAACTATTAGAAAAGAGTATCGTAACAGTGATGTTATGGTGCAGAAGTTAGATAAAGCTGGTTCTTTGGATGAAAGTCAGTTGTTTGGAGAGTCACTGCATCAGGGAGATGTGAGAAATATTCAATATCAAAACCAACTCATAACAGATTACTTACAACACCAGGGTATCGATGACGAGTTGTTAGAATCGGTATTGAAGATAAATGCAACTTTGAACCAGACAATATCACAGGGTGAGACAGCTCGTAATGTTGTGTGGAAGCCAAAGCATTTTGAGTTCTCAAATATGTTTAGCTATGGTGAAGACAACGTTGTTCGTTTTGATAAGTTGGATGGTACATGCGGTCTATTTGCTCCAAACCACGCAGGTAAGTCTGCTGTATTAGATGCATTGTGCTTTTGTTTGTTTGATCATTCATTTAGAGCTAGTAAAGCTGAACAAGTGTTAAACAGAAAGAAGGATGACTTCTGGTGTAAGTTTAACTTTGAACTTGGTGGAGTAGATTACTACATCGAAAAGAAGGCTTACAAATACAAAAGTGGACCACTGAAAGGAAAGCTTAGAGTCGATATCGACTTCTGGTGTGTAAACGCAGAAGGAGAGAGAGTATCGTTGAATGGTGAGCAAAGACGAGATACAAATTATATTATACAATCGTATGTTGGTACGTTTGAAGACTTTATTCTTACAGCACTATCGCTACAACAGAATAACTCAAACTTTATTGACAAAACACAAGGTGAAAGGAAAGACCTACTAGCAAACTTTCTTGATTTAAAAATATTTGATGCACTATATGAGCTGGCTAATAAAGAAAACAGAACCGCTTCAATCGTACTTGAAGAATATCAAAAGCAAGACTTTGAAACAAAACTCGGAGACGCAGAGCGTTCGAAAGACATCAATGAGACCAAGCATACAAAGGCTCAAGAGGATGTTGACAAGGCTGAAGAAGAACTCCAAGATTTAACGGATGAACTGCTAGAACTTAATAAGCAGTTACAACCGTGTAATGCTGATGGGTTAGATATCAACAAACTAGAATCTCAACTAAAGTCTTCTAATCAAAAATTATTAGACCTAGATGAGTCGGCAAGTGGCTATCATCTAAAACTAGAGGATGAACAGGTAATTTTATCAGAATCTGAAGCTGAGCTAGACCAACACAAATCATCATTCGATACAGAGCTCTATAAAGAGTATACAGCAAAGGTTCAGCAGAAGGTTGAGTTGGATGGTACATTAGCGACACTAAAGGTTACTATCAAAAACAAGCTCGAAAAGCTTGAAAAGTTGCAACAGCATGAGTATGATCCAAATTGTAAGTATTGTTGTGACAACGTGTTTGTTAAAGATGCTGTAGACACAAAAAGCCAATTGGAGAGCGACAAGAAGACTGTACATGAGTTCTTGCAAAAACTGAGAGATGTCTCGGATTTTATTGATGCAAACAGTAGTATAGCTGATCAGGCTGAGGAGATACAAAAACTAGTAAAGCGATACAATGAAGCAAAGGCTTCTGTAGACAGGTACCAAAACGCCTACGACAAAGTTAGGCATGAAACAGCTACAGTAAAGCATACAATATCAAACCTAGAGCGTGACATACAAACATACAATGCTAATACGCAAACGCTAGAGAATAACAAGAAGATTCAGACTGAGATCAAAGAGGTTCAGACAAAGGTATCTACTAAGAAAATTGAGTTATCGAAGCTTAATAATGTAGTAAAGGATTACCACGGAAGAATTAGAATTGCAATCAAACATATGCAGGAGTTAGTTGATAAGCAAGTAGCTTATGACTTGTACTGTAAAGCCATGTGTAAAGATGGTATTCCGTATGTATTAATCAGTAAGGCTGTTCCATATATTCAACACTACGTTAACAACATTCTCAATCAGGTTATCGACTTTACTGTTGAGATGGAGACGGATGGCAAAAACATCAATGTATTCATTGTATACGATGATAATAAGTGGCCACTAGAGTTGAGTTCTGGTATGGAGAGATTCATGTCATCTTTGGCAATTCGTATTGCACTAATCAAAATTACAAACTTACCAAAACCAGACTTCATTGCTATTGATGAGGGGTTAGGGGTCTTAGATAGTAGTAATCTAAACTCGATGCACACCCTCTTCACCTACATGAAAGATATCTTCCGTTTCAGTTTAGTAATCTCACACATCGACGTTGTTCGAGACATGGTTGATAACATAATTACCATCGAGCGTAAAGATGATTTGAGTCACATAAATTGTTAGGAGATATTTATAGTAAATGTCTTTACTCTCAACATACAAGATACCACAACCACGTGGTTACTCAAACACATCATATTATGTTGAGGATCGTTCAATATCCTCACCTGAGTACTTTGATGTAGAGTACTTTCCTACAGTAGTGGGAGGAGGTCGTCATGTAATCAAATTGAAAGGTAATGGCGCAAACATGAAACTCAACAGTACTATAGATGTTGAGATTGTGGATGCAGAAGGACAAAGAATATTTGCTGAGGTTGTTGATTTTGTAGATCGTTTTAACAACTATTACATTTCGTTTGACATATATGATATAACGGCTCAAGGATTAGCAACTGTGTATCTTGTTGGTGAGGCTGTAATTGATAATAACGGCGATCCAATACCACAGGAGTTTCGAGGAGAATATAATGTGAGATGGGCCCGTCAGATATCTATCCTACCTTTTGAGAGAAATAATGCAGATTTGTTATTTGACGAACCACCATCAGTATCGGTCGCTCAAGTAGTAACACCGGCGCGAATAACTACAAACCAACAATCTGGTAGTGCTGCTACATACACAACAGCGACTAGTAGTATAAACCAGTTGTCGATCATAACCTCAAACTTTCAGGGTTATGATAGAGACTTTGCATCGAGTACTGATATATTAGATGGCTACCTAAAAGCAATTATTATTGATCCAACTAGTAGACCATTAACTGTGAATAGCGTTCCTACGACAATTCGTAAAGCAGAGGACGATATAGAGAATGGTTTTTCTATAACAAACACATCTCGATTTGGTACACTAGTAACAGCAACTTCATCATTCTTTACAAAAGATATGTTAGGTGGCTATTTTGAGTTTTTTGACTCAGCATCAATACCAAGATATTTGTATCCAAGCGCATCAGGACCTATCCAAGTATCTGGATCAATTTCTGATCAACTCCAATCATATAGTGCAACAATTGTTGAGGTTGTAAATAGCACTCAAGCGGTAATAAATAAAGCACCGTCAGTGCTTGTATATAATACACGAAGCTTAAGCTCCAGGTCTACAGAAATATTTACATACAAATCAGCAAGTCTGTTTACTGGGAGTGTTACATTTGTACCAAATGTAAATTCATATGTAACAAGTTCAACTGTTAGTCAATCCTATGTGGAGTTTACGTTTAATGATTTGAACCCTGTAAGTGGTCAAGTATATAGAATAAAAACTTCAGCTAAATTAGGATCAATTGTTGGTGACTACAAACTACTTAATGATCAAATAGTATCTCCAGTGGAGTATCTAACTGACTCCGAATACTCAAATGGTTTGAATTTTGCTCGGCACGATTCGGAGTACAGATTGATAGGACACTTTAGTACTAGCTCTCTTTTAAACACATATTGGAGTTTATACCAAGAAACTCCAAACGGGTTTGACTTGATCACAGGATCCGTAAACACAACGGTTCACTCTGACTCTGTTAAATGCAATGCATCATATACACAGTCACTTGCCCTTACTACAGCATATAATCAAAATTACAACACAGAACAAACATATACACTAAGCTTTAGTTTAACTCTAGATCCTTATACAGAGCTTGAGGTATATATGAATAGCGATCCATTAAACACATACCTCATAACACCATCAATATATACAAGAGCTTTCAATAAGACTGGAAACACTGAAAAAACTAGATACTCGGGTGACACAAATCGTTTTGGAAAGTATATTGGTAAGGTTGTAAATGATAGAAGTACTCGTAAGTATTACGGCAAATTATTATTTGACTTTACTACTGATGCCAATGGGTTTGGTAGACCATTATTAAGAACGCGAGTTATTGATGAGATGAATCAAACTGGTAGTGCTTATCTCAGTGAGGTGAGCATAAAGCCATATACATTGAATGGCTTTACACCAAATATTGTGCAGTATGCGGTACCACTACCTCAAGAGTTTCTCAATGCTGCATCGCTATCACAATCAATCGATTTTAAAGTTGATTATTTTGATTACACAGGTCGTCAATC